GTCTTTGAGTTGAGAACAGTATTGTTCCTTGGGTGTTTGTTTGCCATAATAGGCATCAAACATTTGATTATCACGTTGCACTAACCAAACATTGTATCCAAAGAATGCAACAAGAAAAACACAGAAGGTAAGAATGTACTTTGGTGAAAGGTTCATAATCAGCAAGCAAGAGCACCAGAGGGGATTTCAACGATTTCTGGGAGTTTAGAATCATCAAACTCATGCATATTATAGCACACCCACTCACCATTGCGGAAGATGTAAGCAAACTCTTCGCTGTTATCAGGCAGAAGATACTCACACAGATCTTTATCAAGGCGAGGAGGACAAATTTCTCCACGAGCAGAATAGTATTCTGGTTTATTATCTTCACTCCAACAAACGCTCATGTCACCACCATCAATCAGTTCAGCAACTTTATCTTTGGTGTTGTAATGAGTGCGAAGAATACGACCTAACCATTCAGGATAACCATCCCAGTGATGATACACAGAGAGAATGGAATCGTCGGGGAGTTGAATACCAATGCGGGAACGAGTTGCCATTGCGGGTTTTGTGGAGAGTTTAATGCGGGTTTTGCGGAATCAGATAAAGCAGAAAGAACCACAGAACTTACGAACCCATTGCAGAGTATCATAATGACTGCGAGGCTTAGACATCACCATGCTTTTATTGGTCTTGGGATTGAGAGCAATAGCAACATATTTGTGATCACATTCTTGCCATTCTGGGGTAACTTGCTGAATGAACATTTGGCAGACAGTTCCCTCTTTCCAGTTAGTAGTGTAGTGGAAGACCATTGGGGCGTCTCTTGATTACCTAGGTATTATAGGGCATCCAGAGCACCCTACAAGGCGCTCTGTGCCACTTCACCGACTGTCCTCGCGTTCTTTATCTAAATGCTTAAAGATGGGAGAATACAGAGCTATTGCTGCCCATGCAAATGCAGCAGATATGATAAAGAACTCCAACATTTTTACCGATCAACTCTTATTGTTCGAACCTTATTTTTACTGATGTCATCGTAAAGATCAATTTGCTCAATATACTCAGTCATATCGCAAATCATTCTCCACTGGATATCAACTTCCATACCTTCACGTTCACCCAGTTCGAGTCGTCCAAGTTCAGCCAGGTAATTATATTTTGTTTTGATATATTCTTTCATTTTCATGTACCTGGGTTCTTCCAGATACTTCATACCAATTTTAACTTCTCTCATTAAATGTCATGCTCAAATGTGTTTTCTGAAATTTTTTCTTGGAGATCCTCTAAAATATCAACGGAGACATAATCTTGTGTCTCTTTGCACTTTTCCAGATAAAAGTCAATCATTTCCCAAAGAAGATCATTTTCTTCCTCATTCAGATCAACAACCATTCGTTTCATTTTTTGAAGATTCCTCCGTTTGTTTGTTTACTATTTTATCAGATTTAAATTAAAAGTCAACACTCATCATAAATGCTTGACCTTTTTCTTTGGTATTTAAGATGTTTCCAGTCTTTGCGATAGCAGAGAACCAGAAGTCTGTGATTCCTGTGTATGCAACAATCCTGAAAGTTTTGATTGTCCTTTGGGATAACTCTTGCCTCAATTGTTAGGTACTCATCATCTTTAAAGTAAACCCAACCAGAGATGTCTTTGCCATTCTCCCAAATAACATAATCATTAACTTGCGGATCATACATACGCTGCTTCCAATGGTGTAAGTTTAATCTGCATCGCAGAATATGGAGTCGTTCGTTCGACTTCCTTACCCATTATACCAGAATTGACTGGGGCATGAAAAGCACGGGTTTTTGAATTGTAGAACCCCCAGATGGATTTAATGGGATGTTTGTCGGTGTAACTAAACTTACCGTGATTGCAGATCCAAATAGCAAGCACGTTGCGCTTAAAAGCAGTAACTTCATATGAGTATCCATCTGGTGCAGCATGTGGGAAATCAAGGGCTATTTGGTTAATCTGTTCGTCAGAGATTTTGCTCACGGTGTGTCAAATTAGAAAGTTGTCTTTGAAGTTCTACTTTTGCGGAGATCAAATGCCCATATAAGAATTGTTTGTATTCGTTTTCTTTTGTGAGTTCTGTGATGTTGTCAATTTGTTGAATTGCAAATAGTAAGCGGAACTTTTCATCCATTCATAAAACTCCAAAATTTCAGAATACATTGAGGGTGGATACTTATTCATCAAAGTCTTTTTCAATGCAATATTCGTTGATTTCACCAGTTTCGTGATTGATAGTCAGAATGTCAGTGTTATCAGAATCATCAATCAGTTCCTGATATTCTTCGTAAAGAGCAACAGCATACATCTGCTTCTTCTTACTCTTTACCATCGATTTGATGCGGCAGCGAACATCATGCATCTGAATTGCGATCACATCATCCAGGTGATCTGCAAGTTGTTGTTCGTTCATCATTTTTGTTCGAGTGGACTCAGTTTAGGGTAGGTTGGTGGATTTGTCAAGATTTCCAAACCCAGAAGATTAGGGCAGCAACACCCAATCCTAGAATAATAGGCCAAAAGTTCATCAGTAACCACCCTCCAAGAAGAATAGCACCAATGACAGCAATTTCGCTGAAACTTGTGCCTTCACCATCATCATCAGATGAATGTGAGTTATTTTTTGTATGATAAACGTTACTACATCCAATAGCACGTCCACCATACATTGCCTCTGCTTGTGCTTTTGCTTCGGCAGAATACATGCAGTCATGTATTCGGACGTGCTTAGTTCCAGCACGTCCAGGACAGTCTATGAGAGTAACTTCGTACACTCTGTCAGACATAATCAGCGAAGGTAAAGATAAGAACCAGACCAGTCAGCATTTTCAAGCAACCACTCACGATCTTTGATCAGACGCAGATCGAAACGGACACCTTTTGCTGGTGTTTTCCAAGATGCAGACTTGTACATTTCACCAGTCTTACGATCCACAAATGCGTGGACAGAGCGATTAGAACCATCACCATCACTCATGATGATTTTGTGATACTTACGACCGCTCTCAATGCGGAAGATACGATTGATCACAAAGTTGCCACTATCAATAGCATCAATGCACTTTTGATGCCACTCTACATCCTGATCACGCTCGATTGCGCGAACGTGCAGTTTGCGAGTAGTTGCAACAAAATCATTTTCAAGAGCATCACAGAGCATGAGACACCACTTGGTGACATTCAGTTGCAGAGTGTTGACAGCATCACGCTGAGCACAAAAATTAGAAAACTCTTTGTTGAGAGTGGCGGTCACTTGGCGTTCCCTCGATTACCCATGTATTATAGGGCAGACTATGGGCAGAGTCATGGGCAGAGTGGACGGTCTGTCAACTGTCCACTGCTGGGCAAAATGTTGGAGATGATTCCTTTACAGTTTGAATCAACTCTTCTTTTAGATCATCAAGCAGTATTCTGTTATATTTTATGTTTTGAATAATTGCAGCCGATTCTTTACAACTTAAAGTGGCTATGAGAAGGACAGTTAACACGACATGTTTCCAAACTCAATACTATTTAATAATTTCCCAATGATCATCACCAGATTCTGACAACCAGAACCAATAACGACCAGAGATTGACGCAAGAAATACTTTACCATTCTCACGTTTTTGAACTACGCAACTATGCAGTTTGTCCATCATTTCAGTGAACTTACTCTTTGCTTGGGTAGACTTTGGTTGAACGCACAGAAATTCTTTTTTCATGAAAGAGGTCCTTTGGTTTGGTTTTGTTTGATGGTTTTGCGAAGTTTGTTGTAGAAATCAACAGCAGTATCCCACTTGCGGAATACTTTGTACTGCTGATTGTTGTACAGCAGAACGTACTGTTGTTTATCAGTTTTTGATGGAAGTGGAAGTAACATAACTCCCAGCTTCCAATCTACTAATTCATGTTCAGAACTTTCAGACATAGATTACACTTTGGAAAAAATTGGGATCGGGACCGCATGGGATGACCTATGGCACCTTTCGGGTGAAATTTCAAAAAAATCGGGTTTTGACCCCAGTGGTGGACTGGGGTCTCAGTGAGACTCACCGCTTGACCACGCTGACTGCTGCCTCGCCCTTCTCAAAGATGGTGTCAACAACTGCCTGAACTTTCTTGGCAGTGCTGATACCAACGTTGGAGAACACAGGAATGCAAACCAGACCGAACGACTTGCTATACTGACTCAGGTTGCCAGGTTGAATAGAACCGTCACGGAGACCCTTAGCATCATCGTGGTGCAAACGAATCACACGACCGATAGTTTGACTGATGCCGATATAATCCATGGAACGCATGAAGATCACAGTTTCCAGACCAGAAACGTTGATGCCTTCGGACAGAATGCTGTGGTGAAGAACCACAAACTTCTTGTCATTGTCTTTGCCCCATGCACTGAGAGTGTCAAAGAACACCTCACGATTGACTTTGCGACCATCAATCACGCCACCAGTCTTTGCACTGATGAACATGTAAGAGTAACCACGAGCAGAAAGTTGAGCAACAAAATCAGACTCAGAGATAAGTTTGGTGATCTGCTTGACTGCCTTAGCACAGATCAGAATCTTACCAACACCATGTTCGTCGATAGTTTCCAGCAGATTCTCAGAGTCACGCTCAGCAACCTGCTGACCTTTGGCAAGCATCGGAAGTTGCTTGACAGCAACCTTCGGAGGAACAATGAAACCACCCTGCACAAGTTCAGGAGCAGGAACATTGCAGATCACATTGCCATAGACATAAACATCGTTCATGCCAGGCTTAGAAACAGTAGCAGAATGCTTGGGAGTTGCAGTAAAGAAGTAGCAACGCTTGGCAGCAGCAGAGAAGTGCTCAGTAGCAGGGAAAAAGTGACGCTGAACACTGTTGTGTGCCTCATCGAAGTAGATGGTATCCACATCAATACCAGACTCCTGAACACGATTCAGAGAGTTGTAGGTAGTGAAGATCAGTTGATTGCGCTCAGCAGCAAGACACATGCCAGTGTGAGTAACAATGTCAGCAGGTTTGGTAGTAGAGAAGTGATGAGTCTCACCAGAGTGAACGTGCATCACCTCAGCATCAAGAATGTGCTCCAAGAACTCAGAAGAGAGTTGCTCAGCAAGCAGAATGCGAGGAGCAACAACAACAATGGTTGCACCAGGATTCTCTTGAAAACGACGAATGCAATCGACAATCATCGTCAGAGTCTTGCCAGAACCAGTCGGCATAATCAGTTGACCAAGACTATGTACGGACATAGACTCAGTGCCGCGCAGTTGGTGAGGACGGAGTTGGATGGTCACGAATCGCTTGACTCAACGAAATACAATATAACGCAAAAAGGTCCACCATAGGGAAAATGGTGGACAGTTTGCAAACTGGCACAGATCAAATAAGTTTTGTCTTAGCAATTGGAAGTAATCCACCTTGCATCCAAATTGGAGCCGATTCTACAAATTTGATCCAGATCTTACCATTAAGAGGGATTGCAGTCTCATAATTTCCACTGATTTGCAACCGTTTGATGCGACAATACTCATTGTAAATGTTCACATAACGAGCGATTGAAGGTTCATTTCCCTTATAAACACCATTTCCTTCGGTAAGATCGTTCTGTGATAGGTTTTTTGCATCAGGATCAACAACCGAGAACAGATCTTGACGTTCTTTGTAGTTGAATTTCAGACAATTTGAGAAGGAATCGCACCCATTCCTCTTATCAACATCATCAATACATTCAGCAAAGAGTTTCAGAAACAGTGACCCAGAAACAGTTGCATTACCCAGCAACTCTTCATCACAGGAATTAAGAGTAAATGCAGTCAGATACTTTCGAGTGTACTCATCACCTGCCAACTTTCTTGCCTTAGTCATATATGCATGAGAAGGACAAGAGAACTTCGCATCTTCCAATGTATCAGCAATACCAATACCAAAAGGTTTTAGAAAGTTAAACAACTCAACTGCCCAGTCTTCCTTTGCATAGTATGCAGACTTAAATTTGTCATCACCCGTTTGATTCGTTCGGTAGTTACAATCTGTGTTATGATCCACAGACTCGATACGAATCATTTCCATTTCGGAAATATCCTTCGGGTGAGTTTTCAAAGAAACTACAACACGAGAGGAAGAGTTCATGCCACAAGCATAACGCATCGATGCTCGATTGTTTCCCTTCGTTAGAACAGCAAGCAAATTGGGGCGAAGATATGCAGACAAAGTATCGGAAGAATTGTAAGAAAATCCTCCTCTCTTGCCAATGTGCAACTTCTGATTCCCATAACGTAGATTCTCGATACGATTATAGATGGAATCACTATAAAGATCACGTACTCTTGCAACACAGATTACCGTTGTGTTACCAGAGAGTTCTCCATTTTCATATTTTTTAATTACATCTTCCATCAAAGGAAGGTTTTCTGGTGGATTATCAATCGCACCAAAGTCATTCAGATATTCTTTTGTTTTATCGTCAACTTTATCTTCGTAAAGCTCGACAACATTATAAACTGTCATGGTTTTTCGTTCTTTGTTTTCGAAAAGTAAAAGCGTCAACCATTCTCTGTTTGGTGGTTGACGCTTTAAATTATAAACCCTTGGATCTCTGGTGTCAAGCCCTGGTCAGAGACCGATCTCATTCCACTTTTTAGGTGTTCCGATGTTCTTTCTAGCATCTCGAACGTTCTTCCAGTAAAACAAGATACTTGTAAGTCTCCAAATCCAAGCACGAATCTCATCTTCGGCAATAAGTTTATCTGGTTCAGTATAATCAAACTCAGGACCATAAGGATTAGGACCACCTGCTTTGCGAGGAACTACCTTAACACCACGCAACCAATAGACTGCATTCGCAATTCTCATGGAACGTTTCATGTGAAAATCATGAGTGACAACAAAAATTAACTCAGGATTAAACTCATTCCTAATTCTTTTGTAGGTATGTGTGAAATTGGTAACAGTATCCCAGGCATCATTGTCTAAGATAACTCTTTTACCTTCAATTCCACGATCAACATAGTATTTGATTACATCACCACCTTCACTCGAAACAAATATCTTTGCATCGGGATACTCATTTGCCAACTCGATACACTTATTTGCTCTATCCATTCCACCACCAAGGTGGAGAATTAACCTTCTACTCATATGCGACTTAGCGGATGAATTTATATATCTTTTTCTATTCTCCCAGAGTATGAATCACAGGTTTTTCATGAGCAAGAATGCGGTAAAGATCCTCATTCTGTGCTGCTGATACAGGAACAAACTCGGTTTCTGGATTAAATTCATCATCACGAATTGCCTGGTTGATAACAATCGAACCTTCTGCACCAGAATATGAACGGTGGAAAGTCATCTTAGGAATTACCAGAGCACCCGAAGAACGATTGAGATGAACAACGTGATAAGGATATCTCCATTCTGGATTCACCAATTCGAATGTACGAAGACCAGACAGAACACGATTGTGGTCTACCTGGTGATAGTGAATATAAAACTGTTTTGCACCTACAATATCATCAGGAGGACTGATAGC